CAAGGATACGTTCAGGTGTTGCTACCGGTGGGCGTGTATCCGGGATGCTACTATCACCGGTAATCTCCGCCCAGGACATCGTAACCGGCACCATGACACACCGGCAGTTGTGGGATATAATGTTATTGGCGATGTACCATCCTGTACTCGTCTGGAGATTGTACACATGACCGCTATACGCTTCGATTTGAACGTCGATGACCTCGTCAAGATTTATGAGTCCGGTAAAAGCCTCAAGCAGATTGCCGATTTGTACGGCGTTTCGCAAAAGGTTATTCGCACACGCTTGCTTCCGACTGGATGCATCAGGAAACGTGTTATTGATGACCTGCCCGAGCAAGCCATCGTAACCGATTACATAGCCGGCAAGAGCGAGAACAACATTGCGCTTGATTTCAATGTCGCTCGCAATGTGATTCGTAGAATCTTGGTCAAGAACAACATCGTTATTCGAGATCAAACCACTGCTAATAGACTGATGATGAGCACCAGAAGTAGTGATGTCAACGCCATCAATGTGACTGCCGCACACAACACAGTCCGAGGACGCAAACACACTTTCGAACATAGATGCAAAATCGCTAAGACCAGAGAAAGTCGAGCTGTCCCCGGCAGTGGTTACGAAATCGCCCTTGGACTCATGCTGGGCAATGAGTTTGTCCCTCAAAAGGCTGTCGCTATTTATAACTGCGATTTCGCTTCCGACACCGTCGCCGTGGAAGTTCATGGCGGAAACTTCCATAGTTTTGGTAGACACTCCGAGCGAAGCCTCAAACGTATCAACCACATCCTTGATAGTGGACTCAACATGGTTATAGTTTGGATTGACAAGAGAGTGCATCCACTCACTGTCGGTTGCGCTGATTACATAAGAGCCTTTAGTAATCTTGCCAGCACTGACCCATCCGTGAGAGGTCAATATCGGGTGATTTGGGGTGACGGTAATGACGTTACCGCTTTTTACCCTGATCGTAACGACATCACCCGTATACCACCTAGAGGATGTTCCAAGTAGGTCTGCGTGTGTTACCTTGGTGTCTGGCACAAAGCAGTTAGGATGGCTTGGCATGATTTCGTCTGTAGCCGAAAGCGTACCAGACAAAGCCAGACAGGCTAAACACACCCTGCTATCTTGGGTCGCTTGCCGTCGGTATCCTTGCACCGCAGGGTTCTGTGTATAGAGTTGGCGTTGTGCTTCCCTTGCGCTTCGGATCATCTCGGTACGGGCGATTGTCTCCGCTCTTTGCCTACCGATGTCAGCCGCCTTGCGTACACGCCGTGCTACTGTCCGTGGCCCTTCACCTAGGCTGATGCCTTGTACCAAAGCCATCTGCATAGCATCGGTGGTCACCTGCGGGATGGTCGCAAATAACTCACCCAAAGGGCTTCCATCACCCGCCATGCCGACAAAGGTTTGCAGCTGTTCATCGGGCAAGGCTGTCCATGAACTTCCGAGCGAGACGTTAGCCGGTTTGCGACCAGCCGCCGCTTCAACCATGCCGACGCTCGCCTCATTCGCAAGGATGGCGGATTGCAATTGTCCATCTGCTGTAATGGTTGCCCCCTCAATCGCAAAGGCTTGTAGGTTCTTTCCTAACTCGTTTATGTTGTCTATGATGCGCTGCCGCATCCACAAGATCGTGTCGCTTGGGTCTTCGCCGTTGTCAAGGCGCTCTTGGATACGACCCTCTAGCGCTTCCAGTTCATCGATGCTTGCCTTGGTAGCGGCTTTGTACGCCCGTTGCATCCGGGATATGGCTACGCCTTCACGCTCCAGTAGGTCATTGCGGAACTTCTGGCTGGCGGCATAGATTCTGCCGGTGCCATCGTCTACCCGTTTGAGCTGACTTCCAGCTCGTACCCGTAAAAAGGGTGGCTCTTGTACACTACCCCCGGAGTGCAACAATCAAGGCTCTTGCCTTCGCCCTGCATCTGATCGCGCTTGGATGTAGACCAGCGGAAGCCAGCATCACCGCCCCATAAGTCCCAGGCTACACGCCCCGGACTTGGGAAACCGTCTTCACCAGCGTTGAAGCCTTCAGCCTTTTTGTCTACCTCATGGCGGCTGAAGAAAGAATACATCCGTAGAATCGTGTCTTCGGAAAGTTGCTCGCCGTTGACAATCTGGTTTGCACGGGCAAGTCCTACCCGTGTGCCACCATCGAACCCTTCAGCCTTCCAGTCAAGCGCCCGTTGTGCGGCTTCCCTCATGGCATCAGTTGGTGCAAACTTTCCCGCTAGTGCCTTGGCTGCTTCATCACGCAGGGTAACCGGTGCAGCTCCTGTGTGCTGCACTGGGAGGTTCAAGAAGTTAGTCACGCTACCCGGATCGTAACCGGAACGAATCAAGATGCCAGCGGCGTTGGTTGTCTCGGCTAGCGATGCACCGGTGCCAGCCTGAACGCTGATGGCGCTTGGATGCAGAACCCCGGTGTCTTCAGGCACGGCTTCAAGCCCGGCTATCCGCTTGGCTTCCGCTCGGTCAATGATGCCAGCCTTGTATAAGCGCTCTGCTCGCTCGGCTTCCGCCGCTAAGTCATCAGCCAGCGCCCTGACGGTTTCAAGGTCGTACTGTACAAAGTCACCTTCCTGCGTCTCTGGGTATTCTGGCAGGAGGTCTGCGGTAATCGCATCGGCAAGGGTACGGAGCAAAGGCACCATGCCGTCTTCCCAAGCCGCCTGTTGGGCGCGCTCATAATTACTGTAGGTGCTTCTTTCCAAGCCTGAACCAAGCCCTAAAACCATGGGGTTGATACCAAGGGCTGAACAGATACGCTCCTCAGGAACACGTCTCACAGAATCCAAAGCAAGCTCGGAAGGCGTAAGGCTCACCCGGTCTAACTTGTATGCACCGGTCATAACCACGATGCCGCCTGAACCGTCCCCAGTAAGGTCTTCATGCAGCTGGCGTTTGACCTGCCGAGCGTCATCCATCGAAATATCAACGGTCTGGTCTTTGGCATCAGGCCCGACGATAAGGCTAGGCATAGCCCCGTTAGCCAAGAGTCCATAAGCGGTAGTACTTGCGGTATTGTCGGTGGCTATCTCGCGCAGTACAGCCATTACCGGGCTACGACCAAGGCGGATATCCTGCGGGTCTCTGTTGTATCGGATGTGGATGATGTCGGATACCGGTATATCAAAGCTCCTGCCATCCGTGGTGTAGATGTAGTGGGTTAGCGGGTTTACACCGTTGCCTACCGGTCTAACCATGTCTTGCGGCAGGAACTGCAGAGCGGTCACCACGCCACGGGTTGTAGATCGAATCTTGCGGAGGTAGGTGTTGCCGAATAACTTGTAATCTTGGATAACCCAAGACCAGAAAAGGCTACCCATAATCATTGGATCCGGTTGAGCCATGAGCTTGATTACCGGGTGGTCTTCGACAGGCTCTGCTTGCTGGCTGTCTACCGGTCGGTAGTAGCGTGGTGTTGCTTGAGGGTAGTTCCGCACGTACCAGTCGATGGCGCTTGCCACGATGCCGTTTAGCCCAAGGTCACCGGCTATGCGTGACCAGTCTTTTGTGCTTCCAGGAAGCGCACGGCGTAGCAAGGTTTGCAGCTGACCAGAGCCGTACCCGGTTAGGTAGATGTCCCGTGACTGGGACAATGGCAGCGGTAGTGCCTGTGTCGGGTTGGCTGCGGCTTTATTACCAAGGAAGCGGTCAAAGATACCCATGCGCCTAGTATCCCACAGGCAGCCTAAACAGCACCCCAGCCCTTGCGCTGTCCGATCACCTGCCAAGCGTACGCCATCGCGTCCACCACGTCATCATGCCTACCAACGGGAAAGGATAACAACTCATCTTGCCAGTAAGGTGGCAACCCTTCAGTATGGATAACCTGCCCTTGCTCGTACCGGGCTTCTAAAGGCCCAAAGCGGGTTATCTTGTCACGGTCTGGACGTATCCCTCGGATAGGCAGTTTCGTACGCCTCATGAGCTCTTGCACAACTGCCGCTTGATACTGCACCTGCTCGATGCCAATCATCACCGGTTTCCACTTCTCCGCCATTGCCTCGATGAAGCGCAGGACGCTGGCAAAGTCTGCGCGGGTACGGTTGACATCGAGAACGTACAAGGTTCCATCCTCACCACGGGACAAAGCAACCACGGCGGTGTAGTCTGCTTCCGCCTTGGTAGATATCGCAAGGTCAACCCCAAGGTAGACCGGCAAACCTTCAGGGACATCCCCAAAGCGTAGCCATTCACGTTTGATTCTGGCTCCAGCAGCATCCACGAACTGAGCTAAATATTCTTGTTGAAACGCGATGCTCGGCAAGGATTCGCCAGCTTTGGCTACCTCCTCCGGATCTATCCACGGGTTAGCCGTGGTCGGTATCTGCCACGACATCCAGTCGGCATCCGTAGCGGCTTGGTTGTAAAGGGTGCGGAAATAGTTGGAGCCTTTAGGAGTAGACAGGAAGAACGCATCCCCTTTGAAGTCTGTTAGCGTTGGGCGTATGGCTTCCGTCCAGGCTTGCTCTAGATGCCGTGCCATCGCTGCCTCGTCAATTATGACCCGCTTGTACTTACGACCACGCGCAACCGTAGAAGGGTCATCCAAAGTCCAATAGTCAATAGCCGCCCCGGTTATAAGCTCGATGCGCGGCGCGGGGCTTTGTACAGCCCTGCGGATAACCGGAGCATAGATACGCTTATGATCGGCGTATGCCTCTTCCAGCAAGCGGTAGGTAGGGGCAAACCAAGCACAGGGTAGCCCGTCAATCAATACTGGGTCACTGAGCAAGTTACCGCCCAGCGTTGTCTTTCCGAATCTTCGACCTACTCAGCCACAGGCAAGGACGTTGTATCGCCTTGCCTGTGCCATTATCACCTGCTGTGCTTCATGAGGTCGAGGGAGAACCAATCGTATGTCTGGCATTATGGCTTATCCGCATACTCCACGATTACCTTGACCGGTGAACCGTCTGCGCCGGTCTGCTCTACCCTAGATGACCAGTCGGCTTTGTGCTTACGCTCAAGCCACCATGCAGCAGCTTGCCAAGTGGTATCAGCTGCCTTTTGAATGATAGCAACGTTCCGAACCTCGGCATCACCTTCTGCTTTCTTTATAGAATCCGAGAATTCCGGAATGTCCTTGAGCCAGACGGCAAATGTATCCTCAGAAATGCCAGCGTAAGCGCAGGATGCTCGGCGTGTATTACCTGCCCTGAGAGCCTGTGTGATGCGCTGTACTACGTCTTCGTTGTACTTGTATGGCTTACCCTTCACTTAGCACCGCCTTCTGCCCTGTGGCGTTTTCCCATCGCTGAATAATGACATC